CCCACAGTACGCTGGTATCTTCCCAGGTATCCGTGGACAACGGGCCGTGTTTTGTCTAGTCGCGATCATGTCGCTCCTATGACTACGGTCATACCGGATCGGCATGACAAACCCTTATTGGCTTTCCAACAATGTTGGGAAGCCTTCTGTTGTGCCTTGCAGGTTGCTTGCCCGCACGTCGCGCGAGGCTTGGACATGTCCAAGCGGCGTCAGCGTCGTGCTGCTCAAGGCCTGCAAAGATTTCAGGAATCCCTCGCTCAGATTTATCTGAACGGCGGGGTTCCTCAGGTCGTTGCTCGGATCAAGGAGCTCGCCCATTGGTGTAGGGTTAAGGCGTTGGAAGCCGAGGATGTCCGAATTCGGACCCCGTTTTGGGGCTCGATCCGTGACTCCCTCCAGTCTTCCATCGCTCTCTATACCCTATCTACCATGGGCAGAGCACTTCCTCCTCCAACCGAGCCGCGGCGTGCCCTCCACTCCCATCGGTCTGTCCTCCTGTCCGAACCTCCTGTGCCAGACTCACAGCTCTTATTGGCTGTCCGTCTGTACGTGAAAGGTTGGACTCTTCGACAAGACCATTGGGGTGAAGCGCACGCTCGGCCTCTCAACTCCTCTGCTTACTCCTTCTCCCGTAGTTCCGGTGGTCAAAACCGAGAGCTTCGGGAAGCGAGCCTCCACGCATGTTATGCGTGGGATTCGCCTCCTTTGCCCGATCGGGAAGACCCCGAGGAACTGGAGAAGGGGGCGCCAGGCATGGCTGCCACGATGGTGTGGCGACAGTTCGGAAATGACCGAACGGACACGTCTAGCGTTCCGGAGGTGAGAGCGGTTGCGGTTCCCGAAAGGGGGGGAAAGTTCCGCGTGGTCACTGCGGGCTCGGCGGTTGGGGAACAGGTGCGAGCTCACTGCCTTAGGGCAGTGTTCTGGCCCCTGCTGTCCAAGTTGCCGATTCCGATGACCGGAGAGGACGAAGAGAACGAAGCCTCTTCCAAGCTTCTTTCGGTTTGCAGAAAGGGTTACGTAGTTGTGTCGACAGATTTATCTGCCGCCACTGACTACGCTCCCTTCGAGCTCGCCGAAGCAGTTTGGGGTGGTGTGTTCTCTGCCCTCTCCGAACGCGGTATCCTTGATGCGTCTGAGGCGGAGATTGCGTGGAGGGAGGTGTGCCATCACCTTGGCCCGCACAGGGTTAAGTGGCCTACAGGAGAGGCGGTTTCGCGCCGTGGCTGGTTGATGGGTCACCCACTTACGTGGTTGACTCTCAGTCTAGCTCATTGCGCGATCCTCGCCACCTGTGGGCTCCTTGGATCCTGTGTGGTGAAGGGTGATGACGCCCTCATCTACGCCGATCCGTTCCGCATCGATAGGTACATGGTCCGCATGGAGCGCGCCGGTTTTAAGGTTAACAAAGCTAAAACCTTTGTTTCCCGTTCAGCCGGGACGTTCTGCGAACGCATGTTCCTCGTCGGTGCGAATCCCGTTCCCCAGGTGCCGGTTAAGCGGATTGTTTCGTTGACGGTCGAACGTCTTGCTGACTTGGCGAGTCAGCTAGACACTCTTCCCCGTCAACGACGGTCCGCCTATATCCGGGTCATCTGGAGGACGGCGTCTCAGTCGCAGTTGGTCCGGCGGGCGAACCGACTCGCCATTCCCCTTTCAGTTCCTCGTGAACTTGGGGGTCTTGGTTTGCCGGCTCGACGAGGTTTCCGTGCCTCACTCCGCGGTTGCAAGCGGTGGCTTTCGTGTGTTTCGGCGGTTTATGGTGCAGCGCAGGATTTACCATCCTACGCCGCGCCGTCCGTCGCACACGGTCGCCGTCTTGCTTCGCGGGCTGTGAGATACGGAACCTTCGTCCGGGAGCAGATTGGCCTTCAATCCGACACTGTGCCTGTCACACCCGCCTACCTTGAGAGGTTAGGTTCGATCATCGGCCTAGGTATCGCAATGCGATATCCAGGTTCGATGTCGACCTTTGACCTCCTCACGGTTTCGCGGGCATGGCGGCGCATTCGTCGGTTTTGGTTGCCAAGGGCTCCCCCCCGTCCGATCAACCCCGAGCTCTGGACCTGGGGCCGCCTCCGCGGCGTGCTTGCGCGCGCTGCGTTGGCGTCCCGATACACAACAGCATGGGC